TGACTCAATGATTGTGGAGAAGAAGGCGTCTGGTGCGCCACTGATCTACGACCTGCGTGCGATGGGTGTTCCGGTGCAGGAGTACACGCCTAGTAAGGGACAAGACAAAATTGCCCGCTTGAACTCAGTCTCAGACATAATCGCTAGTGGAAAAGTGTGGGTTCCGCGAACCCGCTGGGCAGAAGAGTTAGTGGACGAGGTTGCAGCATTCCCATCAGGCGAGCATGATGACTTGGTTGACGCAACAACTTTAGCGCTTATGCGCTTTCGTCAGGGTGGGTTCCTCCGTCTACCGACCGATGAGCCTGAAGAAGTTCAATGGTTTAAGAGCCACCGCAGAGAGCGGTTCTACACAGTGTAAGGATAAATTATGGCAACGAGTTCTATCGACAAAGGTTTGTACGCAGCCCCCTTGGGTATTGAAGACGAGGACATGATGGCTCCTCCGATCGAGATTGAGATCGAAGACCCAGAAGAAGTGCGTATTGGTATGGGTGATATTGAGATTGCACTCACGCCTGACACGGAAGATACAGACGAAGACTTTGACGCTAACCTTGCTGAGTTCATGGATGCAAGTGCGCTCGATGCTTTGGGTAATGAGTTAGTTGGTGACTTCACTAAAGACATCGGCGACCGCAAAGAGTGGATACAGACGTACGTAGATGGTCTGAAATTACTGGGCCTGAAGTACGAGGACAGAACAGAGCCATGGCAAGGTGCTTGTGGTGTGTTCCACCCCATGTTGACTGAGTCAGTTGTGCGCTTTCAGTCAGAAGGCATCATGGAGACATTCCCCGCAGCGGGCCCCGTGAAGACGCAGATTCTGGGTAAGGATACACCTGAGAAAGAAGAAGCATCTACTCGCGTACGTGAAGACATGAACTACCAGCTCACAGATGTGATGGTGGAGTATCGCCCAGAGCATGAGAAGTTGTTGTGGAACTTGCCCCTTGCAGGTAGTGCGTTCAAGAAGGTCTACTACGACCCAAGCATTGGACGTCAAGTTGCGATGTTCATCCCCGCAGAAGACATCGTTGTTCCTTATGGCGCGTCTAACTTAGAGCGTGCCGAGCGGGTCACGCACGTGATGCGTAAGACTGAGAACGAGATTGCGAAACTCCAAGAAGCTGGGTTCTACATGGACGTGGACTTGGGTGATCCGTCGCATGAACTCGATGACATCGAGAAGCAGAAAGCTGAAGAGATGGGCATGTCAGCACTGCAGGATGAGCGGTATCGCGTGCTTGAGATGCACGTTGACCTTGACTTGAAAGGTTACGAGCACACTAATAAGAAGGGTGAGAAGACAGGTATCGCGCTTCCATACGTGGTGACTGTTGAGAAAGCTACGACTAAGGTCTTGGCCATCCGCCGCAATTGGTATGAGGGCGATGAGCTGCACACCAAGCGCCAGCACTTTGTGCACTACCAGTACATCCCCGGGTTTGGGTTCTATGGCTATGGCCTGATCCACTTGATCGGTGGCTATGCTAAGAGCGCGACGATGTTGATTCGTCAGTTGGTCGATGCAGGTACGTTGTCTAACTTGCCCGGTGGTTTGAAGTCTCGTGGTCTGCGTATCAAGGGTGACGATACACCGATCGCTCCCGGTGAGTTCCGTGATGTTGACGTGCCAAGCGGCTCCATCCGTGACAACATCTTGCCTCTGCCATACAAAGAACCAAGCCAAGTTCTGTACACACTGTTCCAGAACATTGTGCAGGAAGGCCGTCAGTTTGCGTCTGCTGGTGATATGAAAGTCAGTGACATGAGTGCGCAAGCACCCGTGGGTACAACACTGGCGATCCTTGAGCGCACACTTAAAGTTATGGGCGCAGTGCAAGCGCGTATGCACTACAGCATGAAGCAAGAGTTCAAACTCTTGAAAGCAATCATCGCTGACTACACACCAGACGACTACGACTACGAGCCAATCGAAGGTTCACGTAAGGCGAAGAAGGGCGACTACGACATGGTCGCTGTGATTCCTGTGAGCGATCCAAACGCTGCAACGATGGCGCAGAAGATTGTTCAGTATCAAGCTGCACTTCAACTTGCGCAGACAGCACCACAACTGTACAACTTGCCACTCTTGCACCGCCAGATGATTGAGGTGTTGGGCATCAAGAACGCAGCCAAGCTCATTCCTATTGAGGACGATGCACGACCTGTTGACCCAGTGCAAGAGAACCAGAACGCTCTGACTGGCAAACCTAACAAGGCGTTCATTGAGCAGGATCATCAGGCTCACATCGCTGTGCACACAAGCATGTTGCAGAACCCCAAGATCATGGGACTCATACAGAACACACCGCAAGGTCAGGCGATCGTGGCTGCAATGATGGCTCACATCAACGAGCACTTGGCGTTTGCATACCGCAAGGAAGTCGAGCAGACTGTTGGTCTCCTGTTGCCTACAGAAGATCAAGAGAAGAACATGGCTCCAGAGGTGGCTGCACAAGTTGCACAACTCGCTGCACAAGCGTCAACTCGCATGACTCAGCAAGCACAATCGCAAGCTGCACAACAGCAAGCGCAGCAACAAGCGCAAGACCCACTTGTTCAAATGCAGCAGCAAGAGTTGCAGATCAAGATGCAAGAGTTGCAGCTTAAAGCTCAGAAACAACAAATCGACGCGGCAGCTAAAGCTGACCAGCTTAGGATTGAGGAAGCCCGCATCGCGGCACAGAAAGAAATCGCGGCTATGCAGGTTGGTGCATCTGCTGCCGCTGCAAAGGACAAACTTCAGAAGCAACAGCTTATTGAAGGAACCAAACTTGGCGTTGACATCGCTAAGCACCGCGCTCAGATGGCAGTTCAGTCTGCACAACGAGCATCTCAAAAACCTAAGAAGGAGTAACGTTGAACGACTACAAACTTTTGGCGCATGTCGTCAAAGAACTTGGAAAGTTAAAACAAGAGCGAGAAGCCTATGTAGCAGCGGGTAGAGCCGACCACATAGAAGAGTATCGCCAAGTCTGCGGGGTCATCCGAGGCCTCAACCTCGCAGAAAACATCATTAATGAGCTCGTGCAAAAAATGGAGAAATCCGATGAATGAATTTAACGTCGCTGCTGTCGACCTGTCTGGCATTTTGAACAAACCAGCGGAAGATAAAGCCAAGCAGTTGCCTGACCCACGTACGTTTCACATGCTGTGTGTAGTTCCAGAAGCTATGCAAGAGTACGCTGATAGTGACGTAGGTATTATTAAATCCAGCCAGTCTATGCACTACGAAGAAGTGCTGACTCCTGTGCTTTTTGTCGTCAAGCTTGGGCCTGACTGCTACAAAGACACCACTCGGTTCCCTAGTGGCCCGAGTTGCAAGGAAGGTGATTTCATCATCTGCCGACCAAATTCAGGCACCCGTCTGAAGATTCATGGCCGTGAATTCCGTATCCTCAATGATGATTCGGTTGAAGCAGTTGTGGAAGACCCCCGTGGCATTACACGTGCATCATAAGGAGATAACGCATGGCACAAGCAGAGTTTAAAGGCGAGGACTTTGAGTTCCCCGATGAGAAAGAAGCTAAGGGTAAACCCGAAGCAGTAGAGGATGATGGCTTTGATATTGAAATCGAAGACGACACACCTCGTAAAGATCGTGGCCGCAAGCCCGATGACACACCACCTGAAGATCCCACTGAAGATGAACTCGCCTCTTATGACGAGAAAGTCCAGTCGCGTCTGAAGAAATTTACACGTGGCTACCACGATGAGCGCCGTGCAAAAGAAGAAGCACTGCGTGAACGCGAAGCGGCTGAGAAGTTGGCTAAGCAATTGTGGGAGCAAAACCGCAAGCTACAAGAACAAGTGTCGCTTGGGTCAAAAGCGTACATTGAGCAGTCAAAGAGTTCCGCTGAGATGGAATTTGAGAATGCTAAGAAGCGATATAAAGAGGCTTATGAGTCTGGTGATTCCGACGCTGTCGTAGAAGCACAGGCTGAAGTTGCAAAGGCAACACTGAATATTGACAAGGTTCAGAGCATGAGGCCTTTACAAGTCGAAGAAAATGATGTACAAATACCACAACGTAGTACAAATCAGCCTAATGTGTCACAGCGCGATCAGCGTTGGATGCAGAAAAACACTTGGTTTGGTACCGATCCTGAAATGACAGCTTCCGCCCTCGGGTTGCATCAAAAGCTGGCTAAGGAACACGGTGCCGACTTTGTGGGTTCTGATGAATACTACAAACGAGTAGACGCTACAATGCGCCGAAGATTTCCTGAGTATTATGAAGATGATATTCAGAGCGATGAAGATGATACTCCTTCGAAAAAGGTATCAGAACCGGCTTACGAGGAAGAACCTCCGCGCCGTGCAACAAAACCCGCTAATGTGGTGGCTCCGGCCTCCCGTAGCACTCCGCCTAATCGTATTAGGCTGAAGGCATCCGAAGCAGCGATCGCTCGCCGTCTTGGGGTTCCTTTGGAAGAATACGCTAAACAGGTTGCTCAACTGAAAAGAGGTGAATAATGGATCAAGTTTTAACGTCTGGAAAGACACAAAATCGCACTGCCCGTGAAGCAGACACACGTCAGGTAATGCAGCGCCCACAAGCGTGGCGTCCTCCTGAAGTCCTGCCTAGCCCAGACCCACGTCCGGGTTGGTCGCACCGCTGGGTGCGCACTAGCACTATGGGTACTGCTGATCCAAGCAACATTTCTTCTAAGTTACGTGAAGGATATGAACCCTGCAAAGCAGAAGATTATCCCGAACTCATGATGCACGCTACCACGGAAGGTCGCTTTAAAGGCAACGTTGAAGTGGGCGGTCTGTTGCTCTGCCGCATCCCTGAAGAGTTTTTGAAACAACGGATGGACTATTACTCCAACCAAAACAAAGCTCAGATGGACTCAGTGGACAACAATTTCCTTCGTGAAAGCGATCCTCGGATGCCCCTTTTCTCAGAAAAGAAAACCAAGGTCACTTTCGGTTCTGGTTCATAAATTAGGAGTCTTTTATGGCTTATCCAACGGTAAATGCCCCTTACGGGCTCAAGCCGATCAATCTGTACGGTGGTACGCCCTTCGCAGGCGCAACTCGCCAGTACAAGATTGCTTCTGCTTACAACACCAGCATTTTCTACGGTGATGTTGTCGAGATGATTAACGACGGTACTATTATCAAGTCCGCCATTACATCTGCTCGCGCAACTGTTACAACGTCGCAAGTGATCGGTGTTTTCTTGGGTTGCTCTTACGTTAACGCGCAAGGTCAAACCATTTTTGCTCAGTACTTCCCCGCTAACACTGCAGCGCCTACTGGTACAGTTATTACCGCTTTCGTGGTTAATGACCCCAATACGCTGTTCAAAGCTGTTATCGCTACCGGTACTACAGCTAATGACGCTACTTCTGGCTTGTTGCCTTCTTCTACTACACAGTACACCGTTATCGGTACTAACGTAGAGTTGGTGCAGAACACTGGCTCAACTTCTACTGGTGACAGTAAAGTTGCAGTTGCTGCCTCTGCAACTACAGGTACATTGCCAATGAACGTTGTTGACGTGGTTCCTGAGACATCTTATGTCAATGGTTCTGGCAACATTGTTTACCCCGAGATCATTGTTCGTTGGAACTTTGAAATTCATACAACCACTATCGCTTCTGGCGTTTAATCAAGGAGCTAAATCATGGCTATTTCACGCGCACAACTGCTGAAAGAGTTGCTCCCCGGTCTGAACGCTTTGTTCGGTATGGAGTATGCTCGCTACGGCGAAGAGCACAAAGAGATCTACGAAACAGAGACCTCTGAGCGTTCATTCGAAGAAGAGACCAAATTGTCTGGCTTCTCTGCTGCACCTGTTAAGAACGAGGGCTCTGCCATCGCTTATGACAATGCACAAGAAGCATGGTCTACTCGCTACACACACGAAACCATCGCCTTGGGTTTCTCAATCCCTGAAGAAGCGATTGAAGATAACTTGTACGACAGCTTGTCTGCTCGTTACACCAAGTCATTGGCTCGTGCTATGGCTTACACCAAGCAAGTTAAGGCTGCTGCAGTCTTGAACAACGGCTTCTCATCTAGCTACCCCGGTGGCGACGGTGTGTCTTTGTTCAATGCAAACCACCCCTTGATTTCTGGTGGCGTCAACAGCAACACTCCCACTACCCAAGTTGACCTGAACGAGACTTCTTTGGAAGCCGCCGTTATTCAGATCGCTGCTTGGACAGATGAGCGTGGTTTGCTGATCGCTGCTAAGCCTAAGAAGTTGATTGTTCCCCCAGCTTTGATGTTCACGGCTAAACGCCTGTTGGATACAGAGTTGCGTGTGGCTACAGCCGATAACGACATCAATGCGATTAAGCAGATGGGCGCTATCCCTGAAGGCTACACTGTCAACCACTTCTTGACAGACACAAACGCTTGGTTCTTGACAACTGACGTGCCTAACGGTCTGAAGCACTTCGTTCGTACACCGCTGCAAAACAGCATGGACGGCGACTTCGACACAGGTAACGTTCGTTACAAGGCCCGCGAGCGTTATAGCTTCGGCTGGTCTGATCCCCTCGGTATGTGGGGTTCTTCAGGTTCAACCTGATAAAAGTGAGAGGGGGGCCTTGTGCCCCCTTTTCTTTTGTTGTATATTGAGACCATTCCGGGGTTATCCGGTGCATTAGACAGTCCCGGCTGACGACATACAGACTAATGTGCCCCACTTGTATGTAAGGAATCATCATGGCATCGACCACGTTCTCCGGCCCAGTAACGTCTACAAACGGCTTTATTGGTAACATCGTTGGCAGCGTTACCGGCACTGTCGCAACTACTACTTTGACAGCCGCAAGCACATTGACCGCTGCTCAATCTGGTACAACCCTCGTTCTGAGTTCCGCTACTGAGTTTGCTACAACTTTGCCCGCACCTGCTGCTGGTTTGGTGTACACATTCATCGTTGGCGCAGCTCCTTCTGGCGCTAACTACACAATCGTTACCGCTTCTAGCGCAAACATTATCAAAGGTCAGGCCTACCCAGCTTCTGGCGACGCTGGCGATACCGGCACTGCTGACGACACCATCTCCTTCGTGAGTGGCTCTTCTGTTGCAGGTGACATGGTTACTGTGTTTAGCGATGGTACTTCTTGGTTTGCCAAGGCCTTCTGCGCTGTTGCTGCTGGCGTTACATTCACACAAGCGTCTTAATTAATCTTAGGGGCTTCGGCCCCGTTTTAAAAGGAGATTGATATGACGATGCAATATGACGTCCTATCGGCCCACTTGAACGTAAGTGGGCAGATGGTAGTGGGGCGTTTCCGCCTCAAAGGTATTATTTCTATGGGCACTGCTACGGCAGGCACAGTTAACTTCTGGGACACCACAACTGCCCCAACAGCGATCACTTACGCCCGTTCAGGCACAACAGTAACCGTAACCCAGAACTCTCATGGTTTGTCTACTGGTAACGCTGTAGGCCTCACATTTGGTGCGGACGGTTCTGGTCGTGCAGCTACCAATGGCAACTACATCATCACTGTTGTTAACGCTAACTCGTACACCGTTACAGACATCAACTCTGGCACTGTTACAGCTAGTACAGCAGGAACAGTGGGCGAGCGTTGGTTAGCTTCGTTTGACACCAATACGGCGTCAGACGTGACTACGTTGTTGATCCCCGGTGAGGGCATTTTGGCTCGTACCGGTATCTACGCTCAATTGACAAGTCAAACAGGGTTAACAATTTTCTATGGCTAAGTCACCAGCATGGCAGAGGAAAGAAGGCAAGAACCCAAAGGGTGGCTTGAATGCCAAGGGTCGCGCCTCCGCGAAAAAGCAAGGGATGAATTTAAAACCTCCCCAGCCGGAAGGCGGCTCACGCCGAGACTCTTTCTGCGCAAGGATGACTGGCATGAAAAAGAAATTGACGAGCGAGAAGACGGCCAAAGACCCGAACTCACGGATCAATAAATCTTTGAGAGCTTGGAATTGCTGACATGGAACTTATGGTCTGGAATGTCATTCTGTCCTTTGCTTCAGCCCTGCTGCTGTTCTGGGTGAAGGTGTCTCACGACGAAGTGAAGCGCCTTAGCATTCTTTTAAGCAAGACTCGTGAAGAGAATGCCGAGAAGTTTGTAACTAAGAATGACATGCACGCAGACATCAACCGCGTGCTAACTCGTCTTGACCGCCTTGAAAGCAAGATTGACGACTTCATGAAGGAGCAACGAAGTGCCCTCGGTTAGTGCAAAACAAAAGCGTTTCATGGACGCTGCGGCTCACAACCCAGCGTTTGCTAAAGCATCTGGCATCCCTGTAAAGGTTGCTAAGGAGTTTAGCGAAGCAAGTAAAGGTCAAAAGTTTGGCAAAGACACTGACACGTCACGTGCCGACCTTCAAAAAGTTAACAAACCCAAGACACTTCATGGCAAGATGTCTATTATGAAAGGCGGCGGTATGGCAGAGTCTAAGGCGATGGTTAAAAAAGAAGTTAGCTTTATGAAAAAAGCTGGCGCACCTAAATCAATGGTTAAACATGAGGAGTCTGAAATGAAAAAGATGGCAAAAGGCGGAAGCGCCGGTAACGGTATCACTACAGCAAAAATGGGCGCAGTGCGCACAGCGGCTCCTAGCCGTGACGGTTTGGCCTCTAAAGGCAAGACCAAAGGCACTATGGTCAAGATGTCCGGTTCTAAGCCTCTGGGCATGAAAAAGGGCGGTAAGGCTATGGCTTACGGCGGTAAGTGCTAATTTAAGGAGCGCATCATGGGTGCAAGTTCAACTGCCGCTGGCATGAAAAAGTACAAGCCTCGGCGTACGCCTGAGTCTTTGGATGAAGTTGTCTATTCAGACACCAAGAAAGCTGCTATGGATGAAGCCCAAGCCGCTAAAGATACAGCTGCTGCTACTAAAGCTTACGACGACGTCGTGGGTAAAAAGGGTGGTGGTTATGTCAAGGCTGCCGATGGCTGCTGCACCAAGGGTAAGACTCGCGGAAAGATGGTGTAACTATGGCTACCAGATGGGACAACCTACCCGGGCTTACAGACGACGTCTTTGAGCGTGACCGTGAAGATACTGCTAAGGCTAAAAAAGGCCGTGAAGTAGATTCTTCTAAGCTTAAAGGTGGCGCTAAAGAAGCTGTACGCGAAGCTGGTCGACGCGCTGAAAACCGCAAGGTTGGTCGCCGTGGTGCTGGGGTAGCCGCTCTTGAAGCAGGTTATATGATTGGTCGTGAGATCGACGAAAAGACTGGCCTTGGCAAGAAGATCGTCGATAAAGGCGGTCTTGGCGATATTGTTGATAAAGCAGCTAGCCGACGCGGTAAAGTCGAACTGACCAAGAGTGCTAAAGAGCGCTTGGAAGATGCGGAGATTGACGAGATTCGCCGTGATACCGACGCTGCTGAAAAGGCTCGCCGAGAGTACTCTGGCCGTTATGAAGATGGTACTCGTCTTCCTGATGACGAGCCCTACAAAGGCGATGGCATGAAGCGTGGTGGCCGTGTTAAGAAGATGGCTTCTGGCGGTATGACTGCATCCAAACGCGCAGATGGTATTGCTACTCGTGGCAAGACCAAATGCAAAATCTATTGAGGTGACATCATGATGGCGAGCAGAGGCATGGGGGCCATAAACCCTAGTAAGATGCCAAGCGGGAAGCGTAAAGCTCGCCGTGATGATACAGACTTCACTGAATACAAAGAAGGTGGCAAGGTTAACGCCGCTGGCAACTACACAAAACCCGGTCTGCGCAAGCGGATCGTGTCTCAAGTAAAAGCCGCAGCGACTCATGGCACCGGAGCAGGTCAATGGTCTGCTCGTAAAGCGCAGCTAGTTGCTAAGAAGTACAAGGCGGCTGGCGGGGGTTATCGAGATTGAAAGCCCCCCAGCAATCCCTCAAAGCTTGGGGCGACCAGAAATGGAGAACCAAAAGTGGTAAACCGTCTAGTAAAACAGGTGAGCGATACCTTCCAGAAGCTGCGATCAAATCTCTCAGCCCTGCGGAGTACGCTGCAACTACCAAAGCAAAAAGAGCCGGTAAAAAAGCCGGAAAACAATTCGTAGCGCAACCTAAAGCGATTGCAAAGAAAACGGCAGGGTTTAGATAATGGCAATTACATCTGGCGCATCTAGTTTTAATCTCCAACTCGACGATCTGGTTGAGGAGGCGTTTGAACGCGCCGGTGGCGAGTTGCGTACAGGTTATGACCTGCGTACTGCTCGTCGTAGCTTGAACATCATGTTTGCAGATTGGGCCAACCGTGGCATCAATATGTGGACTATTGAGCAGGGTGAGATCACTCTTGTCCAAGGCCAGAACACATACGCTCTGCCCGACGATACAGTTGACTTGATTGAGCACGTTATCCGTACAGGTAACAATATCTCTTCCACTCAAGCCGACCTGACAATCACACGTATTAGTGTTTCTACGTACGCTACGATACCCAATAAGATTCAGCAAGCTAGGCCTATTCAGGTCTGGGTTCAGCGCTTTAACGGACAGAATTCGCCAATTTCTGCCACGCTTACAACAGCGATTAACGCTACAGATACAACGATCGTTTTGAACGATGTACGTGGCCTACCTTCTACTGGCTTCATCAAGATTGATGACGAGGTCATCAACTACAGCTACATCACCCAGAACACAAATGCTAATTCTGGTACGTTGTACAACTGTTTCCGTGGACAGCAAGACACGATTGCAGTGCCCCACACTGCTACAACTACTGTGTACTGGGCGCAAGTCCCCGCTGTTACAGTTTGGCCGACTCCAGATTCAGCCCAGCAATACACATTCGTCTACTGGCGTCTCCGCCGCACGCAGGATGCGGGTGGTGGTGTGAACGTAATGGACGTACCGTTTAGATTTATTCCTTGTTTGGCCGCTGGCCTGTCGTACTACTTGGCGTTGAAGATCGCCGGTGGCGCTGAGCGCTTGCCTGTACTGAAGCAGCAATACGACGAGGCTTGGGAGTTGGCCGCAACAGAAGACCGGGAGAAAGCCGCAGTGCGGTTTGTACCTCGTCAGCAATATATTGGAGGCACCTGATGGGTAATCGGTTTGCTTCCGGCAAATGGGCTATTGCGCAGTGCGACCGTTGCGATCAACGGTTTAAACTAAAAGTATTGCGTAAAGAAATCATCAAGACGAAGAATTACGACTTGTTGGTCTGCCCTGAGTGTTGGGATCCCGATCAGCCGCAGTTGCAACTGGGTATGTACCCTGTTGATGACCCGCAAGGTTTAAGAAATCCTCGCCCTGATCGGAGTTATTATCAGTCTGGTTTGAGCGGCTTGCAGATTGCAAATACCAACAGTACGGCAGTAGATGCTGATGGTTTTCCTGAAGGTGGTAGTCGGGTCTTCCAGTGGGGCTGGAACCCTGTTGGTGGGGCACGCGGCCCTGATGATGGTTTAACACCAAATTACTTGGTTTTAAACGTAGAAATTGGTACAGTTACGGTTACAACGACATAAGGAGTCGAACATGGACGCTAAAACAGCAGTACGTAAACATGAGAAAAACATGCACCCCGGCAAAGCACCAACTAAATTGCGTGCTGGTGGCAAGACTAACAGCGATATGCTGAAGATGGGTCGCAATTTGGCTAAAGTAGCCAATCAAATGAACCCCGGTCGCCGTTCTGGTCGTGGAGGCTAATCATGGCTACATACAAAGTACCTAAACCCGCCCCTATTAAGGAAGCCGGTGTTGAAGATAATCAAAAGTATTTGCGCGAGACGGCTACTAGCGTGGCTAACTCACGTAGCCAAGCCTACAAACCCACCAAGACCAGCGGTATCAAAATCCGTGGTACAGGCGCAGCTACTAAAGGCTTGATGGCTCGAGGCCCAATGGCATGAATTACACTGAACTCAGCGCTGCTATTCAGGCGTACACGGAGAATACCGAAGCGGATTTTGTCGCTGAGATACCCGTGTTCGTTACGCAAGCTGAGCAGCGTATTTACAACACCGTTCAGTTTCCCTCTATTCGCAAGAATGTGTACGGCCAAGTAACGTCGGGTAATAAATATTTGCAGTGCCCCACAGATTTTCTGGCGGTGTATTCAATAGCAATTGTTACCGGTGTTACCGGTGGCGACATGAATACGGGTACGTACGAATACTTGTTAAACAAAGACGTTAACTTTATTCGTCAAGCATACCCAACACCAAACGATACTGGTGTCCCCAAGTACTACGCTTTGTTTGGCCCTCGGTCTGACAATGCTGATGAGCTAACGTTCATTCTTGGGCCAACACCCGATTCTTCCTACTACACAGAACTGCATTACTACTTCTATCCAGAGTCAATTACAGTGGCTGCAGACGGTCGTACATGGCTTGGTGATAATTTTGATTCTGTCCTGTTGTATGGTTCGCTTGTTGAGGCTTACACTTACATGAAAGGTGAGCAGGACATGATGGCGTTGTACAACGGTAAATACCAAGAAGCACTTGCGTTGGCTAAACGTCTGGGTGATGGTATGGAGCGTCAGGACGCATACCGTTCTGGTCAATATAGACAGGCGGTGACCTGATGGCTCTCCAACAAGGCGCTACTAATGCGTTTGCCACCGGGCTGATGAACGGTGTGTACAACTTTACATCAGGTTCATTCAAGATGGCGTTGTACACAGGCGCGGCAACATTAGGCCCAGATACCGCTGTTTATACTGCTGGCATGACTGGTGAAGTTGTAGCTACAGGTTACTCCGCAGGTGGTATTGCGCTTCCCGTTTCTGTTGCGCCTACTTCAGCTAACGACGTTAGTTACATTTCTTTTTCCAACGTAACTTGGTACGGCTCAATTACCGCACGTGGAGCGTTGATCTATCAATCTGGTGGCTCTAACCCAACTGTTTGTGTACTAGATTTTGGCTCAGACAAAACTTCAATCACTTCGCTTACTGTGCAGTTTCCCACTGCCAATAGCACTAACGCGATCATTCGCATTGCATAAGGAGTCAACATGACTATTGAAAAAACCAAAGCCACTGACGTTGTTTCTAGTGGTCTGACTTGCGGCACCAAGACAGGCGAAACTGCCCAAGCTACAGGCAAATACTACGTCGAGTGCCATGACAAAGATGGCAACTTGAAGTGGACTGCTGAGTCTAAGAACTTGGTTGTAAACGCTGGCTTGGCTTACATGGCCGGTACTGCTTTGACATCTGTTGCACAGATCACGACTTGGTACTTGGGTTTGTATGGCGCTGGCGCTTCTAACACCCCTGCGGCTGGCGACACCATGTCTTCACACGCTGGCTGGACTGAAGTTACTGCGTACAGCAACTCCACACGCGTAGCTGCTACATTTGTTACTGCTACAACAGCCAATCCATCGGTTGTTACTAATTCAGCCTCACCCGCAGCATTTAACATTAACGGCACAACAACAGTTGGCGGTGCTTTCTTGACTAGCGGTAGTGCTAAAGGTGGCACAACAGGTACTTTGTTCTCGGCAGCAGATTTTGGATCTCCCGGCGACCGCTCTGTGGTTAACGGCGACACTTTGTCTGTGACATACACATTCAGCTTGGCTGCGTGATATGGCTGCATGGGGTTCCGGTGCATGGGGCGACAGTGGTTGGGGCGGCTTTGTCGCCTACGACAGCTCCGTAGCCGAAACCTCTACAGCAACAGACTCAGTTATTGCAGGAAAGATACTTAATGCGGTAGTTGCTGGTGGATCGTGGGGCTCCTATGGATGGGGGCAAAGTTCTTGGGGCGGCGAAGGTGAATACGCCACTGCATCGGATGCGGTTAGCGCAGTAGTTGCAACGGCGGTTGTAGTTACCGAGACGGCCACAGGTTCTGACTTCATCCTTACAGGGCATGTAGTTCTTTCACAAGTTACCGAGTCGGGCACGGGTAGCGATGCAATTGCCGCAGTACCAACATACCCTGCAACGGTAACTGAAACGGGTACTGGCTCGGATTCAGTATCTAGTGTGCCGGTGTATGCGGCTCTGGTGGATGAAAACGCTACAGGTACGGACAGTACGGGATCAAGCTACACGTTCTTTGGGAATATTAGCGAATCAGCAACAGGTGCGGATACAGTAGTAAGTGGCTTGGCGGTTAGCGCCGCAGTTACAGAGAGTGCAACTGGCACAGAAGCAGCCACGGCGAAAGTGGGATTTGTAGCAACTGTAAGCGAAAGCGCGACAAGCGCGGATACTTTAGCAGCGGCGGCGGCTTTTGTTTCGTCAATTACAGAACTGGCAACCGGAACAGATACGGTAAACGGACGGCCTTTCTGGGAAGTAATTGATGACACACAGACTGCAAACTGGCAGAATATTGGTAACACGCAAACGGCAGCTTGGACTCCGATTGCAACGACATAGGAGCATTTAAATGGCAGCAGAAACAAGCAACCTAAGCTTAGTAACCCCAACACAGGGCACGCTATCTGGCTCGTGGGGCGACACTGTTAATAACGGTATTACCGAATACACGGATATTGCAATTGCCGGTACGTTGACGCTTAGTGGTGATGGGGCGGTTACGCTTGCAAATACCGTAGGCAGTGCCTCTGGCACAAACATTGGCTCCACCACGGCGCAGTACGCGATTATCAAAGTCACCGGCACTTTGACCGCTACAAAAGTTATCACCGCCCCAAGCGGCGCTAGCTACAGCAAGAGCTTCTTGGTATTTACCGTTGTACAACGCCATCATGTCCTGCTCACCTTTCATGTAAGTGTAAGCCTCAACAAGCGAACCATACAACAGGACAGAATCA